TTATATCCCCGAATGTATCCAACTCGAAGATACAAAATTCGACATCATTTTCTGTGAAGGGAAATTATTTCATATTTCCGACTTTGAGGTAATTGAAATAGAATGACAAATACTGATTAAAATGGTATAATTTGTGGCATGATTATTTATCGAAAAGGAAAGCCATATGAGATTTTAATTGATGAAGCTGATAAGGATTTAATTTCTCAATATAAATGGCATATCCATTCAAATAATAATACCAATTATGTTCGTGGATATAAGAAAGATGATAAAAATTATAAATTAGTTTATATGCATCGTTTAATTATGTCTGCGCCTTTTGGTATTCAAGTCGACCATGATAATAGAAATGGACTTGATTGCCGCCGCCAAAATCTATGTTTAATATCCCGCAATGGAAATTCAAGAAAAAAGATAGTTAAAAATAAATCTGGATTTAAGGGTGTTCATCCACGACCAAGTGGTAGATTTTTTGCTCAAATGACAATAAATCATAAAGTAATTGGACTTGGAACATTTGATACTGCTGAAGAAGCCAGTATTGTATATCAAACTGCAACTAACAATCAATTAAAGAAAGAAATAATAAATGGAACTTAAACCAAAAGCACAGGTGATTGCGAAGAACCGTTATTTTATCAACAATTATGAGAATTGGGAAAGATTATCAATGCGAGTTGGACAAGGTGCCGCCGCCGTTGAAACAACATACGAAAACCAACAGCTTTATACCAAAAAATTCTCCGAAATGATATACAATATGCATTTCCTTTCTGCGGGACGTATTTTGAGAAATATGGGCCGGCCCCGTGGAACTTTATTCAATTGTTATGCCAAAAATATTGAAGATACCATTGAAAGCATTGCATACACCGGAGCTGATGCCATGATTTTATGGGCAGAAGGCGGCGGAGTTGGCTTTAACGCCTCTTTTATGAGGCCGGAGGATGCACCTATAATGCAAAAAGGCGGAGAATCGTCCGGACCCATATCATTTTTGACCGGATATAACGCCTTCGCTCAAACCATTAAAACAGGGGGAGCAAGACGAGCCGCCGCCCTTGCTTTGATGGTTGTAAGCCATCCCGATATCTTTAAGTTTATCAATTCCAAAATCGTGGACGGACTGTTAAATAATTTTAATATATCAGTCGGGGTAACCGAAGATTTCTTGGATGCAGTGGAGACTGATTCCAACTGGGATTTGCATTTTAACCAGAAAGTGTATAATACCGTTCGGGCCAAAGATTTATGGGATTTGATGATGAATAATGCCGTAAAATATGCGGAACCTGGACTGATAAACTGGGATAATCTGCGGAGCAACAACTCTTATTATTTTGACCCGATTATTGCACCAAATCCCTGTGGGGAAGTTCCCCTTGGAGACGATGGAGTTTGTTGCTTGGGGTCGCTTGTTTTGCCGAATTTAATTACCGGCCACGTCAATACCAATTGGCAGTTAATGGAGCAAACCGTGCATCTGGCCGTTCGATTTTTGGATAATATCATCCAAGTCAATAAATATCCGGACCATATTCCCGGTATAAAACGGAAAGCATTTGAATCTCGCCGCATAGGTATCGGCATTATGGGACTGGCCGAGTATTTATTCGCCAAAAAACTTCGGTATGGGTCGGAGGAAGCCGTTTTAGAAATTGAAAAGCTGATGAGAAATATCCGTGATTACGCATATGAGGCATCAATTAAATTATCAGCAGAGAAGGGTGCCTTCCCAAAATTTGACCCGATGTTGTACAGTAAGGCCAATTTTGTGCGCCAATTACCTAACCAGACCAGAATGGATATTAAAAAGTTTGGTATCCGAAATGTAACAATGCAAGCCATCGCACCAACGGGGACGATTTCTTTGTTGGCGGAAGTCACGGGGTCGGCGGAACCATTAACTTATAAGGCATATATTCGCAATGATGAGGTCGGGAAACGGGCCTATGTCCATGAAATTTTCCAAAAAATAATCGAAAATAAAGAAGCAACGCCGGACTGGTTTGTTGATTCTGCAGACCTTAAGCCCGAAGACCATTTGGAAACACAGGTCGCCATCCAAAAATATGTGGATGGTGCCGTATCAAAAACGCTTAATTTACCGAAGGGGACAAAATCAGACCGCCTGAGTTACCTTTTATTACAGTATATGCGGGACTTAAAGGGAACAACCTGTTACGTGGATGGATCTAAAAAGGGGCAGATATTGGTGCCGATTACCAAAAGGCAGGCCGGGGAATATTTGCAAAAGGAGCAGGCTTATACTGAAGTGGATGAGGAAGTAACCGAGTGCTCCACGGGAAAATGTGACATATAAATGCATTCTGCACGATAACGGTTCGGATGTTATCGTTCATTTTTAGAGTTGTACACGTTCACTGAACATTTCAATCCAGTGAACTGGTAAATAGTTATATATAAATCAAATAGGAGTATTCAAATATGAAAGATTTCAAAAATTTTTACGAAGCCAATGAATTTGATGACAGTTTTATCGATGAGGATGAGGTTTTAGAGGAAGCCCAACTCTGCAATAAAATGTTCGATTTTATTATGGCACTCGATGAGGATAACGTGCCGGATGATTTGGTGGATGAATATATCGAAATAATTGAAATCGTTGCCGGTGATGAGGAAGAGGATTTAGCTGAAGCCGCCCTTAAAATCAAAACCGATAAGGGTGACGTCACCCTGAAGGCGAATGATAGCATCGAACACGAAGCCAAACCTGGAGTTGTTCGTATCGGTATGGCCGGTGACGTTATCAAATCCGGTGTCAAATTTAAAAAAGGTGGCAAATGGTATGTGGCCGAATCCATCGAAATAAATGAAGCACCACCTGCCAAACGAGTCCGCCGAGACCCAGTGAAACGGCGGAAGGCCGCTCGCGAATTTCGGAAAGTTAAAGCCAAAAAGAAAATCGAAGGTCGCCGGACGAGAAAAACCGCCAAGTTTAAACGGTTTAAGAAAAAGCAAAAACGACTGGGCAAACGGGGCAAAACTGCAACCGGCAAACGCAAACGGACGTTTATCAATAAATAAGAGGCCGCAATGAAGAAATTTAATTTTACGCCGTCAAGGAAGTTTTCCTTTCAGGATATGTATGATAGTTTAACGCCGGAGCCAGAGCCGGAGCCAGAACCTTTTGGAGATTATCTGATTGAAGGTCGTGATAAAGGCACCATCGAACTTATCGAAGGTGGATCGACTGTTATTTTAAATTTTCAGGGGTCAGGTGGTAAAGGTTCCCTTGTGATGATGAAGGCGAAAGACTGGAACGCATTAAAAACCGGTAAAACCGGCCAGAAGGTAAAGGCCGAAGCTGCTATATTTGGATTATGGGAGTCAGCACCTTTAAATGAAGCCGCATTACCGAGCCAATATGCAAATAAAATCAAGGGGATACCGAGCAAAGCCTTTGATTGGTTCATGAAATATCAAACGCAGTTTGATAAAAAGGATTTCGGCTTTAAAAAGCTCAATATTTCCAAGGTATCAGTCAACACTTCCGCCCTGACCGATAAACAACGGGGTCGGATTGTCGCAAAACTTGGTTTTAAAAACCATAAAAGTCAAGCCAGTGCTCTGGAGAAAATAATAGCATCGGCACGTGAGAAATGGTCTGATATCCAAACTCTGGCGCATATGGAAACATATGGCGAAAAGCCCGGCTTTGGCAGTTACAAAGTATCCGGCATCGGCGATAATAAATATTCCGATATCCATAAAAAGCAATTGAGAACGCTTGCTCATATGGAAAATGTCTTTAAAAATGCACGTGATGCACATAAAGCCGCCGCAAAATTGACTGAGGGGTCAACTGAAAACGCCCTTGGAACTTTAAAGGCGATTATCGGCAGTCTGAAGGGACGAAATGACGCCACAGGCAAAGATATGTTTAAAATGGCTGTCGGTATAAAAGATTATTACGATAAGGAAAAAAGCTTCAGTCCAGACCAAGCAAGCTGGATTTTCAAAATGTCAAAAATGTTCAAAAAATAAGGAGATAAAACATATGTTTGCACAAAAATGGGATAAATTTGCAAGCCTCAGAACGAAGGGACTGGAAAGTTATGTCCCTCTCAGTTATAATGGCTTTATATGGATTTTCGGAGGCCAAGAATTCGAAAATGTATTAAATAATAAGGTCTATAAATCAAAAACCGCTTATCTTTGGGAAAAGGTTACACCGAATCCCCTTGCAATTACGCCGGACGTGATGCATGCTGGATTTACCGAAGGGGACGCCGCCATTTTCAATGGAAAAATGGTATTAGTCGGCGGGTTGGATGATACAGGCACCGTTATGGCCACTGTTATCTCTTCCATCGATGGTATCAATTGGGTTGGTGGTAAAGATTTGACCGCCGCCGTTCATAAGCATAAAGTTGTTGTTTACGCCGGTGAATTATATCAGGTCGGCGGGACAACCGATGGAACAACTCCTCTGGAAAAAGTTTACAAGAGTGCGGATGCCGATTTGCCCGGTGGAACTTGGGCACAGGTCGGGGTCGATATTTTACCCGCACCGCTTATGGCCTTTGCAATGGCCTCATGGAACGGCAGATTTTGGGTCGCCGGTGGTATTACCACAGCCGGTGCATACTCGAAGAAAATGTATTCCACAACCGATTTGCTCACCGACTGGGCCGAAGAAGGCACCGATATGTCGCCTGAAGTCAGGGATGCCACATTGATTCCGATGGGTGACCGGATGTATTTGGTCGGCGGAGAGACCGCTTCCGGTGCAAGCCGCAAAGTTTATGTCACCGAAGACGGAATAAACTGGGTCGATTTGGGAGACAAAATGCCATTCGGTTCCGAGAGACGAGCCGCCTTCAGGCAAGTCAAACCAGATTATAATAAACGGGACGTCAGTGCCTTTATCATTGCCGGAACGACATTGCGGGATGAGATTTACGAATCAAAATTGGATTTTAATCCTTTTGGATGGAGAGACGTCACCCTGCCACGGCATTGGGAAATCACCGCCACCAACGGAACGTGGGTCGGAGACCATTGGTTACCGAAGGATAATGGGGCAACATTTGACCTGCAACTGGCCGCTTTAACGGGATCAACGTGGGCAACATGGAAACGCCCGACAGCACTCCGGTTGGGTATCAGTCAAATCGGAGCAAGCCCTGGAGCCATCGGTGTTGACATCCAAGATGCAGGTCCAGCAAGTATCGGGTCGGATGCCGCTTATAACCACGGCGAAATCGTCATTGCCTTCGCAGGAACGGACGATTTAGACCAGATTTTGATTGACCTTGATGTCACATATCAGGTTGATAAAATTGAACTTTATTATCCTGTGAGGCCGCTATAAATAAAATGAAATGGCCAGAATCGATAAAAGAAGTTAATTGAGGGCGCGTCCTGCAAGTGCACAGCAGGGTAAATTGTTAACCAAGTAACCTCCCACGCAGAGGTTTGTAATCATAGTTGTATAAAAACAGCGGGATAGAGTCGCAAAGCGTCTTTGTCCCGCTTTTCTTGTGACAAATTTTAATATATCGAGTATAATACTTTTATGGATGAAATTGAAATTCAAAATTATAAGGGAGATGAAGAAAATGAATCAGATACACCAACCGATAGTTGAAGCCTGTGCCGGATGCACGAAAATTTTTGATTTTGCACCGCCGCAGGGGATGATTCCTTACGAAGCCTGCCATGTCTATATTGACCCTGCAAAAATCCAATGCCGTATGGGTCGCACGGATGCCTGCGGGGTAAAACCTGCACAGGAACCGGAAAAGAAAAAGACTCCTGGAATGGTTCTCAAACGCAAATTTGGTCGGAAAACTCGATGATGTGGTATAAAGGCCGTCAAATCAAATGGGATATTTATTTCGCCGGACCACTCTTTACGCAGGCAGAAACATCGTTTAATCTCCAAATGACCAGAGAATTGGAATTTGTTGGTTTTAAAGTATTCCTGCCGCAAAGATATCCTGTCGATTCAATAAAAGAAATATTTGACAGAAACTTGGAAAATCTTTTAAAATCAAAGATGATGATTGCTATCTGTGACGGTCCGGATGCTGATTCTGGAACTTCTTGGGAGGTTGGACATTTTTACCTTAAAGGTAAAATATATGCCCTGCGGACGGATATTCGCAAATCAAGTGATGACCCGATGTCTGGCATTAATCTAATGATATCTCAATCGGCAGATATTATTTTCACTTTGCCATCTATTTTAATTGATTATTTATGCCGTTATTGCCATAATGATAACTTTAGGGGTGATTATAAAGGAACTCCATGATTGAGAAGAAGGAGAATAAATATGGGTAAATTCATAACATTTGAAGGTGGAGAAGGGTCGGGTAAAACATCTCATTTAATCTCACTCGCCAAATATCTGCGGGACAGGGATTATACAGTTCGAACAACTCATGACCCCGGCGACACGCCGATTGGCAATTCCCTGCGACCACTGTTGCTCGATAAAAAGTATGGGATATCCAAAGAGGCCGAGTTTTTATTATATCTCGCCGCCAGAGCTGAGTTGGTTGACAAGATAATCAATCAAAATTTAAGGCACGTTGATTTTGTGCTCTGCGACCGATTTTTCGACTCGACAACGGTATATCAGGGACTCCTGCGGGGATGGAATAAACATAATATTGGAGATGATGAAACTGGCAGTGATGAAGATATGACATCCTTTATGCATCGGTATTTCTCGCAAAACCTTATTCCGGACCACACCTTTTTATTTGACGTCAATCCAGTATTGGGATTAAATCGGTCAAAAGGATTTGATAAAAACGAATCCCGATGGGAAGAGGAAGGCTTAACCACTCATACAAAAATCAATAACGCCTTTTATTCATTGGCAATCGATGACCCACGATTTATTATAATCGATGCCAATATCGAAATGGCAGATGTCTTTAATGAACTCGTTAAGCAATTTAAAATCAAGGTATTAGGGGGAGGAATATAATGAAGTGTGTTAAAAAAGGTATTGGTAAAGTCAAACGGGTTGATGATAATCTCGCCGCAAAGTTAGTCGATTCTGGCCATTCCTATTGTCGCAAATGGGAGTGGAAGGAGCAGGAAGGCAAACCATACAAAGGTAAAAAAGATGAGTGATTATGAAGAACTGGCCGGAGGGATAAAATCAACCGGCAAAAAAAGAACCTTTGAGACCGGTGCACATCGGGACTCCAATACTAAAATTCACAAAGGCCGGATGGATTTGGTTCCGGCTGTTGCTGTTCGCCGCTTTGCTATGTTCTGTTCCGATTTTGTGGATGTCCCGAAAAAGATGAAAGTTCCGGAAAAAATGCAACCGAATTTTGACGAATGGAATACTCGCCACGTCACCTATTTTTATAATATCGCCCTGCAGTCCATGTATTTATGGTTGGAAGGGGAACGTAATGAGGTGGACGGGGATGCCTATAAAATTGACCATCTATCAAATGCTCTTTGGCACGTCCAACAAATTATGCATATCTCCGAAGGTGAATCGATTTGGTTCCCAATGATGCCGGATGGGTTTATTTGGTCCGGAGAACGATATGATATGATATCGCCGATGTTTTTGAAACGGGTATCCGTTCATTATCAATTAGGTGGCATAAATTATGGTGACCGCAACTGGGAGAAAGGGATGCCGATAATGGTTACTTGGGATTCGGCGACCCGCCATCTCACAGATTGGTTGAGAAAAGAGCCAACCGAAGACCACCTGGCCGCTTTTGGTTGGAATGTTATGTCGACAATGCATACAATTGAAATGGTCAATCGGGGTATATTACCAAAAGAATTAAACGATATTCCGGCCACATATCGCAATATCAAAAAGGGGACGCCAAAATGAAATCAGGAACCAACGTGAATGAAATAACCGACAGCCTGCCGAATGGAGATATCCTCCGGTTATTGGGGAATGGATGGAGACCACGAAGTCAAATGCTTACAATAGTTTCTGGCGAGAAAATATTTGAATTGGACTGCCTTGATAGCATTAAATATCTGCATGTTCGATTAGGTGAATTCCTGGCAATGGAGAAAAAGCAAGAGGAATCTTTTTAGAAGAAAAAGCTAAAGTTTTGTTGACAAAGGCCGATAACAGTTATAGAATGAGAAGAAAACGTCAACAAACCAACGGGAGATACATATAATGGATTTCAAAAACGACAATTTTCAGGATTTATATTCTAAACAATACGATGATAAAACTGCCTGTCGCATCATGGCCGTTTTAGACGACCTTTTTAAAGAGGTTAAAACGACCAAATGTGCCGGTGGATGTGGCCGTGAATTAAATTTTGACCGATGCCGCATGTATGACCACGAAGGGGGATGGGGGATTATCGGTTCCATTCCGAAGCAATGGGTGTCGGTTGTATGTGAATGTGGATATCACACCTCATTGGATAAACTGGGTGTATCACGATAAATAAGGAGAGGTAAATATTATGTTTTTAACGGTAGAAATCAAATGTTGCAGAGCTTGTAAAAATGTCGGCCACTCCGGTGGCTTTACAAAAGGTGGAGCAAGGGCAATTTGCGGACATTCCGATTCCTGCAAAGATGTCCGCACAACCAAAGCCGAATTCAATGCCGAATATCCCATGTATGCAGTGGATTATAAAAAAGAAAATTGGAGTTATCATTGGTATAATCGCATTGTTGACCCCGACCAAATACCGGACTGGTGTCCGCTAAAACACGGCAGTGCATATTAAAGGAGAATTGATTATGCAATTTGAAAAAACTCGCCCTGAAAGAGAATTTCTTTTCCGAAAGAAATTTGTCCGTGCCGCTTTAAAAACTATATTTGCCAAACTCCGCAAGGATAATTTGATATGCCGTATGAATTATCTTTGTTGTATGAGCTGTGCATCTTACGACCTTAGTGAGAAAGTTGATAATAAAAATGCCGATGGTGCCGTATATTTTCATCGGCAGGATAACGATAATTTTAACGAAACTGGCCGGTTGCACCTTCGATATTTTACTCGCACCGATTCGGGGGATTGTAAAGCACTGGCCGAAAAGGTTGTCGCCGCTTTAAAAGCCGAAAATTTGCCGGTTGAATGGGACGGAGACCCAACAAGAACCATATTAATAAAGGTGTAAATTATGTTAAAATCTTCAATACCAAAATCTTCAATACTAAAATCTTCGATACCTGAAGAAGTAATGCACCTTTTGGCTATGCTTGAAGGAGATGGCCATAAGGCATTTATAGTCGGGGGAGCAGTTCGTGATGAGATGATGGGGATTGAGCCCAAGGATTACGATATCGCCACGTCCGCAATGCCGGACGAAATCATCCAGACTTTTGCATCCGCCGATTACGCCTTAAAGGATATCGATGCCGCCTCATATCATATCGTCCAAGTAAACGGATATGAGGTCGCCACCTTCCGCCGAGATATTTATGAAAACGGGGAGACGGTTGGCACCGTTCCGGTTGATTCAATTGAAGCCGACCTTGCAAGACGGGATTTAACCATAAATGCTATGGCTATCAGCCGCCACGGAGAATTAATTGACCCATATAATGGACGGTCTGATTTGGTAACTGGCACGATTCGGTTTGTAAATGACCCAACTGACCGGATTTTGGAAGACCCTTGCAGGATTATCCGTGCCGCACGGTTCGCCGCACTGATAGATGGCTATTTCTCGCCCATGACGCTCGATGCTTTAAAACAAAACATATCATTAGTACAGGAAGTGCCATCTGAACGGATTCGAGCCGAAATTCTCAAAACGATGAGATATAATAAGGCATCAATGTTTTTTAAATCCCTGCATATGATTGGTGCTTTGGAGAAAATCCTGCCATCCCTCAATATGTTATGGGGTCTCAATGGAGGTCCATATCACGGGGAGTCGGTTTTTACCCATAGCATGATGACCGGAGATTTTGTCGGGATAACTTTTTCAGAACGGTCTTTAGCAAACCCGATGTTTCGGTTGATTGCTTATTTGCACGATGTCGGTAAATCGGTGCCCAATTATGTGGACGGGGTAATACACTTTTATCACCATCCAGAAATTGGTGCCGAAATGGTCGAGAAGGATTTGAGACATTTAAAATTTACCAACAATGAAATCAAATATGCCACGAACCTCATTGGAGTCCATATGAGAGGTGGCACAAAAATGTCGCCAAAGACCACTCGAAAATTGCTCAAAAAATTTACAGAGACCAACGTGGATTGGGAAGATTGGTTGGCTTTAAAGGTTGCTGACCGAGCATCCAATACCGCACGGGAACCTTATAGCTCAAAGCAGGTCATCAAATTGAGACGAAAGTTTGAGCACGAATTAAACCCGCAACCGAGAGATATATCCGGTCTGGCACGAACTGCCTTTGAACATAAAGATTTGGCTATATCCGGCACCAGAATTCAGGAGTTACTCCATATCGGACCATCTCAATTAATCGGGGTAATATTAAACTGGTTATTGGATATGGTAATCAATGACCCATCATTAAATACGCCGGAGCAACTGGAGAAACTTTTGATTGGGAGCAAAAAATTGAATCCAGATATTGAAAACCATCCTTGGAATTTATAACAATGAGAGGTGAGGTGACAATTATGACGAAAGAAGTTACAATATACCGAGATAAAGGATATCAACTAAAATTAAATGAGACCGAATCTGAAAACGTGGCAATGTCGGTCGAAGTTGAAGAACTGGGAGTTGTATCCGAGCAGGTTTTATTCCTTACACCAGAAGAAATCGTGGCTATGGGATACAAATTCATCGCCGCCGCAAAGATATTCAAAGGAACGATAATTGATATTAAAGCCTAAAATAGTTCCCAAAAAGAGCCAGACCAGGTTTTATAATTTTCTAATGTATAAAATTATTCCTATGGTATTGAGGGAATTTCGTGCATTGGACGGGCAAGATAAATATTTTTGGGACAAACCCGGATTCGAATATTGGTATAAATACCGCATTAAATTATATTGGGAGAGAGGCCATTATGTTAAAATTATAATTTGTTGTATAATTTCACTATATCAAAAGGAGATAAAATGATTTTTAAAACTATCGCAGACAAAATCAATCAGTTAATCACTTTTCTATGGGCCGGCACGAAGGAATTTTATGCGCTCGCCGATTTCACGCCGCAAAAACAGGTTATCGCCGGTCTATGTTTCCTGACAGTTTGTGTATTTTGGACGGCATGGCCGGGTGCTATTTGGCTTTTGGCCTTGGCACCGGTTGCATTTATCCAGAATATGTTTTTCACGCTTGTATCTCGAAGCCGAAATTCGCAGGATACCGATTACCATCGATATTGTGCATGGGGGAGCAACGGGGTCTGGTTCGTTTGTCAGGTAATGATTGTCAAAAATATTTGGTCTGCAATAATGGCAGGTCAATGGTGGTATGCTATTATGGCCGGTATTGTTTACTCTCTGGCCACGACAGAGGGGTCAGTTTTGATGATGAAACGCCTCATTGCCACAGAGAAAGGCAAACGCCGAGTCGGTGCATCCGATAAATTGGAAGGAATGGAAGCCCGAATTAAAGTCCTTGAAAATATGATATCCATTGGGGCAAAATTTAAGCCGCCAAAAGAGCCGCCTGCAATGCCAGTCGTTGATGCCATTTCTAAAGATTCAATTAAGACTCCGAAGCGTCCATCACGCTTTGATGAAAATATGGAGAAACATATCGATACGGTGTAAAATTATGGCTATTGTGATTGAAATAATACTTGATAGATGCAGTCAATGTGAATATTGCATATTTGACTATGACCCTCCTGAAGTATCGGAAGGGGATGAGGGAGAATTTTGGGGCAAACATGCCTGCACATATGGAGACCCTTTTCATTTGCCAATGGCCGACACTATAATACCGGACAATTGTCCACGAAATAAGGATGGAATATGAGTTACGTTAAAAGATTACAGGCAAAGGGATTGATATCTCCGCCTCCGCAGGTTTATAAACAGCTCCATTATGAGGTAATAATTGGGTCGTTTGCCTATGGGGTCAGCTCCGATATGTCGGACACCGATGTTTACGGTTTCTGCGTACCATCAAAACTTGTGGTCTTTCCGCATACAAACCCGAATTATATATTTGGATTTGATGCGGTTCCTGGAAATTTTGAGCAATGGACAACGGGGGAAGATAAGGTAATCGATAATACCTATAAACCGCCACGGGAGTTTGACATGACCATATTTGGTATCGTCAAATTTTTTAAGCTTTGCCACGATGGGAATCCGAATATGATTGACTCCCTTTTTGTCCCACGCCGGTGCATCACCCATACAACCGAAATGGGCAATCTGGTTCGAGAAAATCGGAAGCTTTTTCTGTCAAAGAAATGTTGGCATACCTTTAAAGGTTACGCTTATTCGCAGTTGCAGAAAATGAATCATAAGCAACCGAAGGGCAAACGAAAAGCTATCATTGAGAAATACGGATATGACGTCAAATTTGGGTATCATCTCATCCGGTTAATCAACGAAATCCAATATATAATGTCCACCGGAGACCTTGACTTGGAAGAAAGCAAGGAGCAATTAAAGGATATTCGCAAGGGTAATTGGACGCAGGCAAAAGTCATTGAATATTTTGAATGGAAGGAAAAGGCACTCGAAGAGTTATATAACGACACCAAAGAAATTCCCTATAAGCCCCGGACGGAAGAAATCAGGGACCTTTTATTCAAATGCCTTGAGATGCACTTTACCTCAATCAGGGATGTCCGGCCAGAGGACGATAAAGTTTTGTCAAAATCCATGTTTTCTGATATAATGGATGTAATTAATAAATATGAGGGGAGGATTTAAAATGTTTACAACGGTATTTTTATTTGTCATTTATGCCGTTATTGCCATAATGATAACTTTAGGGGTCTCATTTTTAATCGTTGAAACCCTTGATAATTCCAAAAATCATCGGGTATTGCAAAGCCTTTGGAATACCGGATATATGGGGCATACAATTTTTATCTTATCTTACGTTTGCATCACCGGAATCGGTGAATTATTTATAAATTTTTTATCTTAAAGGAGACTGAAACATGAAAATCGGTAAGAAAACATTTGAAATCATGAAAAACTTCACGGCCATCAACAATTCCCTGTGGGTAAATGAGCCCACGTGCCTGAAGACCCTGTCAATCGCCGAAAATATCATCGGCATATACGACACGGAAGAGACCTTCCCCGAATTTCAGTTGTATAATTCGGTGCCGTTTATGTCCATGATTAACCTTTATGATGTCGAAAATGTCGACTTCGAATTTGGTGAAAATTCGGTGATTTTGAAAACAACCGGCAGTCGGACGACCATCGTTTATGATGACCCCGATATCATTCCCAAACTTGGCAATCTCAAAGAGTCATCGGTATATAAGGCATTTGGTGATTTCGATGCCACGATTGAATTGTCATCCATTCAAATTGACCAAATTCAAAAATCGGCGAGTATTTTGGGGATGCCGGATATGACGATCAAATTGAAAGACAGCAAGGGACTCATTATCATATCCGATGATGAAAATCCCGACAGCAACCATATGAAAACGGCCATCAAAGGAGAGGGAGATTGTGATGTCTCAATGATGGTAAAAAACCTCCAGATTGTGCCCGGTGATTATATTGTATCAATCTCAAATGGTAAATTGGCAAAGTTCCATCATAAGACCATAACGCCGCTGTTTTACATTGTCGCCGCTAAACAGGGATAAAAATGAAAGATAATTTTTGGAGCAGTCCAGATGGGCAAATAAATAATTGGATTTATGTTGCCCGTAACATGGCAACTTTAGTCCTGGCCGCATTTTTCTGTGCCTTTGTCATCGTATTTATCATCAACCTCCATAGCAATCAAAAGGAAATTACTCGTTTAACGAAGCGGGTAATTATAGCCGAAAATCAACTGACCGAGCAAAAGCTCCAGTTTGATACCTTTAAAAAATTGACCAGTGATGAATTTGAGTCGACTTGGAGAGGTATCGGATACCTGAACGGGAATTTTAAGGCACTTGGCCTTGGATACCATTTGGAAGACAAAGATTTTGTGCCGCCCGATGAGGTGGAACGCATTCTGAAATATGATGATGAATAATTACCGGGAGGTTTTAAATGATAACGATGGAACACCGAATAGTCCTGACGGAGAAATGCAATAGGAAGTGCCCTCATTGTTTTAATGCCGAGCAACGCAAAGCCGCCAAGCATATGGATATCGATAAATTGGAGAGGTTTTACATCGTCAATCAAAACTGGTTGAAAGATGCTCATTTTAAAATAATGGGAGGTGAGCCCACGGTTCATCCCGAATTTATTCGTCTCGCCGAACTGGGGATATTAATTTTCGGCAAAACATCTCTTTTTACCAACGGGACAAAGTTGGATATCATCCGGCATCCTGATATTCTCGCCGCCCACTGGGATGACAGATTTGATTTTATTATAAACGGTTTTACCTTTGATTTTGATGAATGGGGCCGGCACTCGAAATATTTTAATAAAGTCCTGTTGCATTTTGTCATTCCGTTTAATAAAAATGAAACTCTAAAACTTATTGAAAAAGTTTTCCATTGCTCGACCATCCCACAGGCAACAATTATCCTGTCCGGTGACACTCAGGTCGACATTTTTCATGAGGAGACCCTTAATCAATACCGGACAAATTATCTATATTTTATGCAGTCGGTTGTCCCACGTTTACAGCAGGCCGAAGTTCCATATACCTATGACCATCAATTTCCGACATGTTTCTGGACGCAGGAGATGATTGATGGCCTGAATGAATATGGTATTAGCCCGATACATTTAGACCCGTGGACATCCTGTTGTGACCGCAGTTTGGGTCTCCTGGATACGAATTTCGACCTTTGGTATTGTAATCAGACCCGCATAAAAATAGGCAATGTCCTGCATAAAGATGGTCAGCCAAAGGATATTCAAGAGGTTATGAAATTAATCCAAATCGCACCAAAAATAAAAGAAGGAAGAGTCTCAAATTATCAATGGAAATGCCGCCAATGCCCGTCACTTCCGACTTGCAAAACGGCCTGTTGGTATAAACATGCGATACCACTTAATCATACTAAATAATTTCCCGCTAATTTATGGCATTTATGTTGTGACAGTTATAACAATTGCTGTTATAATATATCGAATAATAGATAAAATTAAAAACAAGCCGCCCACGGATGCCGATATTTTGGTGGGCAGGCACGATTATCATAGGAGATTTAAGAAATGAATACAACGGAGGTTATCAATGGCTGAACTCAAGGTTGAGATTTTTAAAATTGATGAGATTAAAGAGCACCCAAATGCTGACCGAATGGAACTCGCATATATCGGTGCATGGCAGTCCTGTGTGCCTATCGGTAAGTTTAAAGCAGGCGATCGGGCCGTGTATATTCCGGTTGACTCTATTTTGCCTCATGACGTTGAAAATATTTTATTTCCGCCCGGATCTAAAATCACGCTTAAAAGGAGCAGAGTCCGGAGCATCAAACTTCGTGGGGCAATGTCGCAGGGGATGCTCGAAATGCCAGAAACTTTGGGATTGCCGCCCAATATCAAAGTCGGAACGGACGTTGCTGAAAAGCTTGATATAAAGAAATACATGCCGCCTGCAAAATCCGTGCCGGGTATCATGAAAGCCAAAAAGAAACGGCATAAAAATCCCAATTTTAAAATATACACTGATATCGGCCATTTCAAATATTACCATCGGTGCCTTGATGGGATGGAAGTATTTGCAACCGAGAAAGTCCACGGCACAAATTTTCGGTGCGGGTATGTAAAATATAACGCCTATAATTGGTGGAGACGCCTTTTGGCACCTTTGTTTCGGCCATTTGGCATGATGAAATATGACTTTGCTTATGGGTCACATCGGGTTGAATTGACCCGCAGGAGCAAACGGACAACCGGCTTTTATAAGGAAAATGTTTATTACATGATGGCCGAGCAGTATAAATTGAAGGAAATCCTCTGCCCCGGAGAGGTTGTTTACGCCGAGATTTATGGCCACGGGATTCAAAAGGGATATGCATATGGTTGCAAAGAGGGTGAATGGAAAATGGTCATTGTCGATGTAATGATTAACGGCAAATATCTCGATGGCATCGCCGCCAAAGTATTCTGTCGAATCCGTGACCTGCCATTTGCACCGGTTGTTTATATCGGAGAGTTTACCAAATATGACGAAATGAACGCCATCGCAAACCCACCCGGTGATAAATCGGTGCTATATCCGGACCTTGAAAAACCGATTGAAGGCATCGTTATCAAGCCCGGCAAAGAGCAAAAAGGGTATATGGGCCGGATGGTTTTTAAATGGATAAACGATAAATATTGGTTGGACAAAAGTAACACTGACTTTCATTAAAAAGTTGACTTATTTTCAAAATGAATATATGATTTAGGTTAACCATTAAAAAGGAGAATTAAAAATGGATGCAAAGAAATTTGAAGTGCCGGAAGGTTATGAATCATTATTGCTCGAAATGACAAAACGTGAACTGGCTTATCTCAAGGATAAAAAGTCGGGAGCCGGGGTTCATTTTAAAGAGGATAATATGATTCATCAGCTCAAAACTTTTATCGCCGCAAATTCGGACGGGGAAGAGGAAGTCGCCACGGTCTCCGCACCGGTCTGGAGCAAGCCGGAAACCTATAATTAAGTGGAGTGTTGCCAGTTTATTGCCTGATGACCAAACAGGCATCACCCCAATAATAGGCAACAGTTTATTGGAAATTTTAACATAAAATTGTGTCAAATTTGAAGAAGGGAGGTATAATGGTTTAAATTTGATTGAAGATTTTTATTTGAAACGTTAACTTTAACTAAGGAGAATCAAAATGAAGTATTTCAAAATGTTATTCGTCATGCTTGTATTGACAATTTTTATCGCCGCTCCGGTTACCGCACTGGCCAAGGGATGTCCTCCGGGACAGGAAAAGAAAGACTGGAAGTGTGTGGATATTGAAAAGCCCGATGGGAGCAATACCAACACCAACACCAACTCCAATTCCAACAAAAATACCAATTCCAATTTCAACACGGCCTTTGGTGGAGCAGGTGGGGACGCCACGGTCAAAAATTCCGGCAACTCCAGTTCAACCATTAAAGACTCCGGCAACTCGACCAATTTGAATCTCAACACCGCCAAAGGTGGGAATGCCAAACAGGAACAGGGTCAGGTGCAGGGACAAAAATCAGTCAACGTAAATAACATCAATATTGAAGGGGATACCACCAACGTTGAGGCCGACAAACGGGAGCACATTCAGGGACCCGGATTGATAAATTCTGACGCAAAGATTGTCGATGCCAAAGCCTCTAATATCCGATCCAAAGGGGACTTGTTCAGCCGCATATCGAGTATAACCTATACTATGGCTAAAAAAGCCTCTAAAAATGCATCTGATATGGATGTCGAACCGGCCTTGTTATGGGAAAACGACTTCCGCACGGACGTGATTACAATCGGTGCCGAAGGAGATTTTGCCGGTTTTATCTATATTTTTTCCGATGGAAATGATTCCTATCTGGCCGCAATGGATGCCGAAGCCGCCGAAGAAGCAATGGAAGCCGGTTTCACACATATCCAACGACTGGGTGCTGTAGAAACTTCCAAGCACCTCAACGGCACCGCATGGAATATCGGAATATCCGGTGGAGCATCCATCATGAGCAATGGAGAAGATTTTGCAATCGCACCGCAAGGTGGGTTAGGATATGGCAAAGCCAAGTCTTCAAACCAGTATCGGCCTGATGCCGTATATGAAGTGTATTTTGACAAAAGCAAGATTACTGCCGAAGTCGAAACTTCAAAATCAGACCGCTATATGTACACCGCAAGGTAGACCCTGCCATACCGCACTCCTGCCAAGTGCATATGGCCACACGTGCCGCACTGCCGCCTCCTAATAAACAAAGAGCAGTGCGGCACGTTTTTTTTCAAAGGAGAGATAAACATGAATTTCAAAGTAAAAAATAAAAATCAAACGCCCAAATCCCGAATAATACTAAAAACCTTCGATACTCTCAAAGGCATTTTTGGTGGAGTTGTATTAGAACACGTCCTAAAAGATGTCGCCGAGCAGGTCTATAAGGCCATCAAATCTGACCTCAAACCGCCGCCCGACCTTATCAACTATCACGAAGTCGTAAAATTAATCAAGGATATGAAATTTCCAAACGATGATGTCGATGGACGGGAAATGGCCGACCATAATTATTTATTGGATAAAGTCCACAAACGTTTAAAAGAGAAAAAGGCTTTGTCAAAAAAAGAGGAGTGATGGTATAATGGAATCAAAAGAAATTAATATTCATAAATTTTCAAAAAGTGATATCCATGAAATAATTAAAAATCATCTCATAGATAGACATGGAGCTAATTTTCAAAGCGGGACAGTTGAAGTCGAATGGGGTGAATTTTTGCCAGACCCCATTTTAACATTTATAATCACGGAGGAGAAATAATAATGGGCTTAGTTCAAAAACAATATGACGATTTTATATGGGAATTGAAATATCGTCCGCCGACACTTGACCAAATTATACTGCCTGACTCTCTTCTCAAGTTGTTTAGTAAAGTCAAGTCGATTGGTAAATTGCCAAATATGCTCTTTACCGGACCGGCAGGAACTGGCAAAACGACCACTGCGTTTGTTTTGGCTGATGAAATGGATTTGTCGGCGATGTATATGAACATGAGCCTTGATACAAAAATCGATGATATCCGGTCAAAGCTAATGAGTTTCGCCACATCAATCTCCATCCACGGTAAACAAAAGGTATTCATCGGGGATGAGTTTGACCGGTTGAGCCCACAGGCAATGGATTCCCTAAAAGGTGCCATCGAGAAAACGTCTAAAAATTGCAAATTTATTTTTACCTCAAACCATAAAGGTAAAATAATTGAGCCGATTATCTCCCGTTTGCAGGAGATCGACTTCATATTTAAAAAGGATGATGCCGCCATCATGAAGAAAAAGATGTGGAAGGTGGCTTGTCAAATCTGTCAAAAGGAAGAGGTTGAATTTGATAAAAGGGCAGTGGCCGAAATCGTTAAACAATTATTTCCCGATATGCGTAAAATCTTAAATCACCTGCAAATGTTATCCCTGCGGGGAGAGATTACGGTTGCCGCAGTCGAAGCCGCCATCGCCACGGACGTTGAAACCTTTTTCAAAATGTTACGAGACCAAGACTGGACTGGCATCCGGCAATATATTGTCGACCTGCCGATTGCACATAATGACTTTTATTCGGTCATATTTTCACATATTGAAAGATATGTGCTTGCAAGCTCCGTGCCGGATATGATTATTGCAGTCGCAAAATACCAATATGAAGCCGCCTATGCGGTAGATAAACAAATCCCTCTGGCCGCACTTGCAATTGAAATGATGGGCCAATGTGAATTCAAAAAGGATTTTTAATGGATAAATATTGGAAAGAGAAGGTCGAAAAGGTTGCCGCAATTTCTAAAAAATATAAATTCGAAGAGCAGAACGTTGAATTTTGGGTGCGCCAACCGGCAGGAGTCATTTCATTAATCGTTGAAATTGAATCAAATTGCGAAGGATATATTAAAATGTTTGATGCTTTACAAATAGGTGAGGAAAATGGTTAAATTAGTAATTAAAATCAAAGGGGTCAAGGAGCCGGTTATCGAAAATGTCGTCAATTCAAGACGGGATGAAATGGAACTGGCACGGAACGTTGCTACAATAATATGCAGTCAAGGGATTTATATAAAAGACCAAGATGAGGAATATACTGAGTCGACCCTTGTTGTTAAAACCATCAAAGGTATGGGGGATATTGGTGAGGGAGAAAATGGGACATATTACCCGCCGCACCGAATTGAGGTGATTAAAATCCATGAGCAATAAACAATTTCAAATAACCGCCTTGGGTCCGGACGGCGAAGTGGTCTTGGATGAGACCACTAAATCAAGTGCTCCAATATCGGAAATCCTTATGTATGTCGGCCAGTGCGCCAAGAATTTATGGTTTGGTCGAATTACTGATATCGCAATAAGTGAGGTCAGAGATGGAAATTAAAACCCCATATAGAATGGAGATTACATTATCACCAGATTTAGTTAAAGAATTAAAGGCCGAGCAGAACTTTGAAAAGGTAATTAAACCCAGTGGAGTAAGATACCATTTTTTAAATCGCCTGCTCGAAGCCATTGATAAAGGCTATAAATCAATTACGTTAAATTACAAAGGAGATTAAAATGCAAAACAAAACGCCACAGGATTACTGTCCGGAGATAACCTGTTTTTATTTAATGAACGGCCAGATTATTTTTGCCGAATTGGTATGTCCGCTCGAACAAGGTCATGGATATATGATTCAACACGCCACGATGGTTATGATAGGTCAGGCCAAACAACTGGCAATGTCCACGGCATATCCTTTTACCAATATCGATGATACCATCGAACTCAACGCCGACCACGTTACCGGCTGTTCCAGTTTAGATTGGAATACCCAACTGGTCACCGAATATGGCAATTTCTGGACACAGCTCCGAGCAAAGGCCGCAGGAATTATTATACCTGGCGATGCAAAAAAACCCGGTCCACCATTAAAAGTCGTTTAAGGAGGTTAAATATGTCTGAGATTAAACCGACAACAATCCCATCGTTTGAACATGTCAATGCCGCCAATTGTGACTGTCCCGCCTGTGATGCAAATAAAAAATATGAGATTGAGTATGATTTATATTTGCAACGCAAACAATATATCACTTTTGAAATGAAGCCGCCTGCACAAGGCAGACCAACTGCAACTGGTCAAATGGGAACAATTGAAAATTGGTTAAACGAAAATCAATCCCGTGGTTATGAGATGGTCGCCGCCCATAATGGATTGGTTTTTATGAGAGCAATGCCGCCAAATCCGCCAACTGCACGCGATGTTATCGCCGAAGCATTGAGACGTCAAAAAGAGGCCGGTGAGGGGCCGGACGATGGCATCGGAAAACCTATTGGTGTTGCATAGTGGTCTCGATGGTGACAATTTCTGCAGGTTGAGGTAGAATGACGTTATGGATGATAAAATAGGTTTATTTGAATACACGACTAATTTTTGCACGGATAAAAAGGATTTGAGAAAACATCCCGACTTTTTAAAATCCTATAATCCGTTTATGGTCAATAAGGTTCTCTCAATGAGCCCTAAAACGTGTTATCTTGCACTTTTTATGTCCCAAAATTGGCAAATACCACGGGAGCAACACTTCGCCTTTTTGAATGAAATGGTGGATAAAGACCGGATATATTTTAATTATGCAAAAATATCAGATGATGTGACGGCAGAGACTCTCCGATATATCCGAGAATATTATGTATGCAGTATGAGCCGAGCATTGGAATATGTTAGAATTATGTCCGGTAAACAGGTCAAAACAATATTTGATATAATGAAACAGCGGGATGCCAAACCCAAAAAAACGAAGGGTAAAAATAGTAAATAAATGTGAATACAAAATAATTTGAAAGGAATATCTAAAATGACTGATTTGAAAGGTTACGGGGTTGAGGTAAAGTTACTCTCTGATTTTTTAGTCATCAAAGAGACTTTGGAACGAATCGGAATCGCGAACAGGAAGACCAAGATTATTACGCCTTCAGTGTATATCCTGCACAAACAAGGCAATTATTATATAATCCACTTCAAAGAATTGCTTGCATTGGACGGTTTCAAACGCAATATTAATGAGACCGATATATCCCGCCGCAATGCCATCATCAGCCTGCTCGCAAATTGGGACATGGTATCAATCGAAGAGGACGGTGTATACCAAGAGGAACTCGAAGAGCAGATTTTTGTTTTGCCTTATGCCGAGAAAATAAACTATAAAATCAATCACAAATACCGCATAAGTCGAAGACGAAATGGATGATTTATATTTGGAGCATAGAGATATCTCCAATATTGATGAGGGGATAGAAATCGGTGAAGCAAAACCATCCATGACATACCATATTTTGATTCGCAAGAAAAAATGTGCCCTGGTTTTGCACTTCTTTTGGCAAAAATGTGAATTTTGTGACCGAGAAGATAGGGAAGGATGTGTTTATATTGACTGATAATTGGGTACATAAATCTGAATCAATGCTATGCAAGACCTGCATGTTTTTCAAGCAGAGGGGGATTTTAGGCCGGTGTCGCGAGAGGTCACCAACTTTGAAGGGATGGCCTGTAATGTTTCCTAATGATTGGTGCGGAGCGCACAAGCTTGACGAGCAAAAACTCGCCGCCCTGCAATCAACCGGCACTTCGCAAGATTGCGGGGATTGCGGACAACGAGTGACATAGTACAATTTCTTGTATACTTTAGATATAAAATTTGTATGAGGAGATACAAAATGAAAGGACCACATTTCCCATTCTTCCATTAGGTTAAATTCTAAGGAAGGAGATAAAAATGGTCAGAGGAGATTTAGCTTTTTGCTTTGTATGGAGTGGTGGGAGTTCATATTATTATGATAATTTCCTGCCGTATCAATTCAGAATAGATCCAGTTCCGGGCATTCATAACATTTCCGGTTCTTATCGTTATTTTAAACATCCACGGCATATGAATGAGGAACGAGCTTGGTATGCAAGTGAGGGATTTGGTCGGGTCAAAAGAAGTCCACGAAATCTCCCCGATGACTGGGATGATTTTCAAAGAGGGGATGTCGGTTCCGGCAAATCCTGGAAAAATCGCAAAATCAAACACCAATGGATGAAAACCACTTAAGTGGTAATATATGTCGAATTATTTTAAAAAATTACCCAATATAGTGAACTAAGTGGTAATATATGTCGAATTATTCCTTATGTTAACATCAATTTTAAATTTTTTTTTATATGCCACAATTTATATCGTTGGTATTGCTGGATGTATGGCACTGGCTGCCCTAATGCTAATTACATGCGGTGGGGATAACCTTTAAGGGAACTATAGTTCCTAAAAGGGAACTTCCGTTCCTCTAAACTATAGTTTATAAACGTAAACAGTAGATTATGTCATCGGATAGAACATTTTGAGGAGGAAGGCAATACGGTGCGCCGCCGGGATGTGGCCCCGGTGTCAGAGAGTTCGAATCTCTCCCTTCTCCCCTTTTTCGATAATGCAGAGGTGCCCGAGTCTGGATGAAGGGACCGGACTGTAAATCCGGCGTGTAAAAACCACGGAGGTTCAAATCCTCCCCTCTGCACCATCTTGGAGTGCTTGGAGCGCGAAAAGCTAAAAAATGTTCAGCAGAATAAGCTAATAATGGCACGATAAAAGGTTTTTCTGTCGTATAAACCCGAATCGTGACATAATGGCAGGATAAATGGCACGATAGAGGCGTATATTGTCACTTTACCGCAAATTGTGTCAAAATCGACCAAGTCCGGACTAAGAAACTCGCTAACTATTTGAAATCTTTAGATGTGACAATTGGCACGATCCTTGCTATACTATATAGCATGGAAAACATGGGATTAAAAATAAACTGGACTTGGGGATTGCAATTAAAGGTTGGTGCCGTAATAGTTGGTGGAGGCATTTTCCTTAAAATTTGGTTTAATTTTGTATGTTGGGCAATGACACTTCCCTGCCCATAAAAGAGTTGACAATCCCGCCCACCTGTTATAGTATGAAAGAAACGGGAGAAATAAATATGATTACCGAAACTTATAAGATATATAAATCCGAAATAAAACGAGTCAAAAAAGGTATCGCCGCCATCAACCGCAAAGCCAAGAAAATCGGTTGTGACCCGATTAGATTGTACTTTGGGGAAGAGTATAAAGTACAACGGACGACCGATTATGGCCGCAAATATTTCGTTTTTATGATTGATGCCACGGTAAAATACGAACTCCCCATAATAAACGGATGGGAGTTGATTTGCACCTTCGATATTTATACCGGCAAAGAAAAATCGGTTGTAATGACCTCAACGGTGCCGGATAAAACGGTGCCGCCCGAATACCTCAATAAAACCGAAATACATTGTGACCATTGTGGCCATGACCGGCAACGGACGCACTCGATGCTGATGCACCATACCGAAACCGGCAATTATAAAGAAGTCGGGTCGACCTGCATCAAAGACTTTTTTGGCCACGACCCTGCACGGCTTTTGATTTACGCCGGATTTGATTTTAAAGGTTTGGTTGGGGAACTCGAAGAAGAGGAAGACTTTGCAGTCGGGGGACGGGGCATATCCGCCACAGACCTTTTAGAAACACTGATTTATACCTCTGCCACCATCCGAAAATACGGTTGGACATCCAAGAAAAAGGCATTTGAAGAAAACTTAAACCCAACTGCCGATGAGCTTTTGACCCAAATGTATCCGCATCCCAATATGAAGGATGAGCTTAAAGTAGAATTGCAGGAACGGGATACTGATATTGCAAAAGGGTGCATTGCCTATTTCGCCGAATTAAAGCCGCCCACAGGCAACGATTACCTTTGGAACTGCATCAAGGTCGCCGAACTTGGATATGTACCGCTAAAACATATCGGCCTTGTCGCCTCAATGATTCCGGTATACCAACGCCATATGGCCGACCTCAAAGCCGCCGAAGGGGATACCTCAACGCATGTCGGCAATATCAAAGACCGCCTAAAAGAAATACCCGCCACGGTTACCTTTAAAAAATACTTTTCCAGTGATTTTGGAACGTCCGCTCTGTATATATTTCAGGGGAACGATGACAACACATATAAATGCTTTTACACCGGCACAACTTGGGATTTTGAGGTGGATGACAAAGTATTGCTGACCGGCACCGTAAAAAAGCATGATATTTATAAAGGCAAAAAGTCCACGATGTTGAGCCGATGCATTGTAACAAGGGACGTGTAAAATGGAAAATTTTTGTAAATTAGATAACCCATCAAAATGTGGGGCAGGAGAATCTTGGGATAATCAGCAACGTATATGCCTTTTTTCAACACAAGCCGCCCATGAAAAACGATGTATGTATTTTATTATGGATGAATTTTGTGATTGCCTTAAAGCACAAATGGATGCCAACAATCCGGCGCAACTGGTGGACTGTGGATTATGAGGTATATCATACTGGTAATTATATTTTTTATCGCCACGTGTACGCCACAGGAGCCGCCACGAGTAAAAAGGGTCGAGCAGTGGGATATAAGGATGGGGAGATGCTCCGGTTATCTTGGCAATGAGCAATATTTAGGTCACCGCCATATCCAACTGGTTAAATATGGATTGAGAAGTCAAACTTATATTTTTAAAGGATTAAGATAATGGGACGAAATTTATACACAATGGAAGACCGCATAATTGCCTTTACGTTATACAAAGGCAAATCTATCAAAGAAGGCATTGGACTATTTTCAATGTCCAGAATTGCCGACCTGACTGGCCACAGCATCGCAAGTTACCAAATGAAGGTTGACCAATTTATAGGGGTTGCTGGATGCCGGACAAAAATTCAATGTGATGCAACATTTGGTCCAGGTTTATCGGAATGGGCAGAAATGGACGAATTAGTATGGAATACATTTAAGAATACTGATATCGCCACGCTAATCGAAGTCGCTAAAAAAATATTAAAAGATTTATGGTCGCTAAAAAAGTGACAATTTTTCAGTAATATGGTAACATTCAACAAACGTTGAAAAAGGAGATTGAATTGATTACACGAATAATGCTTATATTAGGATTTTTATTGGCCTTGATATTTATTTATGATGAGGCCAGAGCCGATGGCCGTGCTGTAAAGATGCCGGAGTGCAATCAAATTCGATATCGAATCGTATCGGATATCAATAGCACATATTTTACCAATACCAACAAATTATTACATATTAGAAGAGCCGCCGTGTTTCAGGATTTATATTTTAAAATGGGATGTCCGGCAGATAGACTGGCCGATGATATAACCAACAACAACAGGAGAATTAAAAATGATTAAGATTACAGAAGAAATGAAAGTAACGATTATCGACAAAATCCAAAATCACGACCAAGGGCTTTTTGGCCTAATTGAACGTGATAAGTTTTTCGAAACAACCACCCCATATCCAGACCGAAAAGATTACAATATCAAACGCAAATGCTCGCACTGCAAATCCCTGCACGAAGATAAGACCGCTAAATTGCAGTTTGAAGCCGATATGAGGAAATATCGAGATGACCAACATCGCCTGAACCAACTTTTCAAATTTGCCGCCTTATGGGATTGTGGTATACATGAGCATCCCAAAGCCGACAAAGCCTATGAGATGGCATACAGCAGGGGACATTCATCTGGTATTTGGGAAATTTATCAGAATTTGGTAGAACTGGCCGATCTTTTGAGGGGTTAAAATGGAAGAAACAGAATATATGCCATCAATGGAATCGGCAAAAATAAATACACTCCTTATCAAGGCACGTCTTTTTGGGGTCCATATGAAAAATAAAGGCAAAATGCAACATCGATTAAAACAAAACCCACTGGAGCAGAAGTTTGCCTTAGAGTGGGAGAAAATTAATTCCGGTATCCAACGCCACGGGACTCTGGATTATCTTCTGGCTGAAGATAACAATCGGCCATTGAATGAGGTATCTGACCGAGACCGAGAGGTTGCCGCCACTGTTATTCAATGGTTGGGGTCGCCGGTTGGTAAAAACTTTTTATATCGAATAATCGGGGAGACTAAAAATGGAGAAATATAAGACCGGCACCGGACAATTTATATCAGTCCATGATGCTGAAAATTGCAAGGGAACGTGTCCGATACATAACCCGTCCGACCATCCCATGAAGGACTTTCCGACCCACTGGCGGGATGACCGCCAAATTATGGAGAGAATTTGTCCACATGGAGTCGGCCATCCAGACCCCGATGATTTCAGAATTCGCAACGGGGAAGATAGGGGAGTCCACGGTTGCGATGGATGTTGCACCGGAGACCATCCTATCAAAACTGAGCCAGATCCATTATTAAAGCTGCTTAAGCCATTACCAAAAGGTCAAACCATCGAGCCGGATACCGAGACCGTTAATTTTCAGGTGGGTCGGCAGAAAGACCATCTCATTTATTATGGGGACGGAAGTTGCTATGATACCAAACAGGGTCAATGGGTAACTTTAGTCGAAGCAATACCCACGATGAATCCCGATGATGTTTTGGTATTGAAACTGCCAGCCCATATAAAATTTCCAAGAAAGGATATGGAAAAATTCATCAAGATACAGACCGACAATTTAAAAAGGATTTTTCCCAACCAAAAAATCATCGTTTTAACGGATGGGATTGAGATTGAAATCCAAAATAAAAGTTGACAAAATTATAAAACGGGAGATAAATATCATGCAAAAATTTTTTGATAGCAAAGAACTCTTGATTAAGGATTGGCTGAACAATATCGCCATCCATTGTGTCCATGACCAATATCCAAATTTAAAATCCGATGTTGAGAATGAGCTTGCAAAATTTGAAAAAAAGGACGATTATCATGGGTTAAAAGATATGGAGACTATTGGTAATTGTTAAAAATAAAAGTTGACAAAGAGTAAAATTCAGGGTATGATTAAATATAACCTCAAATAGGAGAAATGAATATGGAATCTGTATTTGAAATCGTGACGAAGCTCGAAAACGAGCCGTCAAAAAACGCAAAACTCGCCTTACTCAAGGAGCATAAAAACGATGACCTTCGGGAATTCTTTTATCTCGCCCTTGAGCCGACCGTCATTTTCTGGATTAAGAAAATACCGGCCTTTGAACCGAATACCGGAATGCCAATTTCTTTAATGGATGCCACCTATAAAATGGTGAACAACATCGCCAACCGCAAGCTAACCGGCCACGCCGCATCCGATTTTATCGCCGACCTGCTTGATAGTTTGACCGCCGAAGAAGCCGAGATGCTTATCCGCATCATTTTGAAAGACCCAAGGGTCGGGATGTCGGAAAAGACCATTAATAAGGTATGGCCGAAACTTATTACCGAGAAACTTTATATGAGGTGTGCCTCATTTAACCAAAAGAATCTGGAACGGGTCACGTATCCGGCCATCGCCGAAGAAAAAGCAGACGGCCTTTTTATCAATGCCATCCGCAAAGACGGTGTCCCGCAATTTTTATCCCGTAATATGAAGCCGATGGAATTTCACGGCAACCTTGAGACCGAGATTGTCGACATGGAAGCCAAAGGGGACTTCGTTATCCACGGGGAAGGCCTTGTATTAAATGAGGATGGCACCGATTACCTTGACCGCAAAACGGGCAACGGTATCATTTCAAAAGCCATCAAAGGCACGATATCACCGGAAGAAGCCGCCAGAGTACACTTAAAGGTATGGGATGTAATGCCGCTTGACGCATGGAGAGATAAAAAATGTGATTTCCCATACGACCTCCGCCGAGCCAAAATTCACGGGATGGTAGATAAACTGGAATCCCCGAAAATCTTTTACATCGACTCCAAAGAAGTTGAAAATATTTATGAGGCCGAACGATTTTTTAGAGCCATGCTCGATATGGGTCGAGAAGGTGCCATCATCAAAAACTTTAACGGTATCTGGAAATCATCCACAACGGGAAGTAAAGATTGTGTAAAAATGAAAAAGAAAGACCCTGCCGACCTGCTTTGCACCGGCACATATCCCCATAAACAAGCCTATGTGATGAGAGGGGACGAGAAAATTGACACCACGAAATGGATTGGGGGATTGAACCTGCAATCAGCAGAGGGCACAATTGTTGTAAACTCCGGTTCCGGCCTTGGGGATTTAGACCGCCAAAAGCCGCCCGAATATTACATCGGCAAAATCATCGAAGTCGAGTACAACGAAATTATAACGGCAAAGAATAAAGATACCAAAAGCCTGTTCCTGCCGATTATAAAAGAGGTCAGAGACCCTGCCGACAAAGATGAAGCCGATAGTTATGAGCTGATTTTGGAACGGGCAAAAGCCAACAAAAAAGGAAAAAAGTAAAATGGCTGAGGAATTACCAGAGATTATATTTATCAGGGATTTGCCGAAAAAGGCTATTAGACAACGGGCTTTATTGCACAAATATCTTGCATACTCCTTTGTGTATATGGCCAAATCTAACAAATTATCCGGTCACATCGGCCTGTATCGGCAATATATGAGATATGCCGCCGACCATTTGGCACATGCCAAACGATTAATATCGATTATGGTCGGCCTATAAAGATGAGGGGATGGTCGAGGTCCTACAGCTAAAGCCGCTGAAATCGAATGGCCGTGGGGCATGGGTAAGAACGGCAACCTCCGACCACCTTTTTTGAGAGGATTTTTTATGGGTAGAGGCAGAGCAGAAATGTGGCAATGCAACGACTGCGGGGCAATGTGGTCGGAGTCAAAAGCTGTCCGATGCTTTAACCAAAAATGCATGGGCAAAAATATTTTTATTTATTGGAAACCTGGACAGGTCAAATTTCAGGTTGAGGATTATACGGTTGCAAAAGAGATGCTTCCGTCAAAGGCAAAGAAAAAGGTTAAAAAAATTGACAAAATCGTTAAAACTGAGGTAAAATCAAAACCAAAGTCGAAACTAATATCACATAAACAGTATTTGAAATCAGGAAAATTAACCGATTTATTCTAAAAGGAGATTGATTATGGAAGTATTATCAGGAGGATTTACCACAAAATATTGGATTCCTATCGAAGACGAGCCGGATATTGACCGGTTTATCGATGAGGATATTGCAGTTGATTTAAACGGTTTTACGCTTCGGGGTATACTCCGCAAGGTATCAACCTGCAAAAAGAAAAACAAGGAGACCAAGGAATTCGATTATTACAAAGAAATTACCATTGACGTTGTTGGTCTCGATGCCGATGCCGGACAAACCATTTCAATCCCGGATAAAAAGGAAGAGTATGAATGTGCCGTGGAATTACGGTATATCCCCGATGCAGAGCCTTTGGAAAAAGATTCCGACACCGATGACGGGCCGGCACCCGAAGAGGAACTCGATTTTGAGGCCGAAAATAATCTGGATGACAATGATGGCAATGATGAAGTCAGGCCGGTAATTGTTGAACCGGACAAGGAACCGGACAGGCCGGTAATTGTTGAACCGGACAATCCGGACAGTCCGGACAAGGAACCGGACATTGAGGCCGATGATTTCTTTGATGACCCGAAGCCGGATGCAGTCGATGGCACCGCTGATGATGAATTTTTTGATACAGCTATTAACGGGTCCGGAGAAGAAATCAAGGATAAAAAGCCCGATGACGATGATGACGATATCAACTGGGATTAATGATTTACTTTATGCAGGCCGGTAAAAACGGACCAATAAAAATCGGAGATAGTGATGAAATTCATTTCCGATTGGAAACTTTACAGGTCGG